GCCACCACAGGGCAAAATACTGAAATCTGAGGTGAATAACTATATAGAAGCAGACAAGGATATGGTGAATCTATCGCTCAAGCTGGGTATTCAGCATGAGAAGATCGATCTCCTTGAATCCATCATCAAGTCTCTCACTGCCCGTGGTTTTAATATCAAGGCTGCGATCGAGTGGGAGCGATTTAAAGTAGGTATTTAATGAGCTCGGTGCATCTTAAATTTATCAATAATGTCCACGTCAAAGTGGAGGCAGAACCATCGACTATCATGGAATTGGCAGACGAGTTCACGTTCTATGCAGAGAACTATAAGTTCCATCCAAAGTATCGAACGAGAATGTGGGACGGCAAGATTCGTCTCATTAACAATCTGACTGGATATGTATACTCGGGTTTAGCAAGGCATATCAAGAAATTTTGCGATGCTCGAAACTATACGTTTTCGTTTGACGAAGAATTATATTATGACGGCGTATCTGAGCATGAACTAAGAGAGTTCATAAATACTCTTGGAATTCCTGAAAAATATGCCATCAGAGATTATCAGTTTGATTCGATCTTAAAGTGCATTCGATCCAATCGAAGAACATTGGTATCGCCGACTTCTTCTGGTAAATCTTTGATGATCTATATTCTGATGAGATGGTATCAGAAGCATAAGGCTTTGATCATCGTTCCCACCATCGGCCTCGTGAATCAGATGGAGAGTGACTTTCGAGATTATGGTTATACTGGCGATGTTCATATGTCCACTCAAGGTTTGAGTAAGTCGAATAATATTGAATGCGATATGGTCATTACCACATGGCAGTCACTCAATAATGGTAAGAACAAGATGCCAAAACCTTGGTATCAACAATTTGGAGTCGTATTCGGAGATGAAGCCCATGGAGCAAAAGCGACTTCGCTTATACAAATTCTTAGCAGTCTTACTGATTGTAAGTATCGTTTTGGTACTACCGGCACGCTCGATGGTACACCTCTTAATGAAACAACAATCGAAGGTCTCTTCGGTCCAAAGTACAAAGCAGTTACCACAAAAGAGCTTATGGATCAAGGATACGTATCCAAACTCAAGATCAAGTGTATCGTCCTTAAGTATGATGAACAGACAAGCAAAGAGCTCAAAGGAAAAACATATCAAGAAGAAATCGATTTCCTCATTGGCAGTGAAGCTCGGAATAAATTCATCCGCAATCTCGGACTCTCTTTAAAAGGTAATAAGCTTGTTTTCTTTCGAATTGTCGATCATGGTAAAACACTCTATGATCTCATCACAAGAAGTACTAATCATAATGTTTTTTACATCGATGGTTCTGTTAGTGGTGATATGCGAGAGTCTATACGAAAGGCTATCGAAGAAGAAGAAAACGCCATCCTCCTCGCTTCTCTAGGAACGACATCGACTGGAGTGAGTATCAATCGACTACATCATATGATCGCAGCTTCTCCATCGAAGTCGAAGATCAAGGTTCTTCAGTCAATTGGTCGTATGCTTCGTCAGCATGAATCGAAAGAGCATGCAGTCTTGTATGATATCGTCGACGATCTCTCCTATAAATCCCATCAAAACTTTACGCTCAGACACTTTCTCGAAAGAACGAAGATCTATGATGCTGAGCAGTTTGACTACGAAATTTACAATGTGAAGGTTTAATTATGTTGAAAGTAATACATCTCATCAGCTGCGATACTCTTATCGGAGAGGTTGAAGAAAACGAAAACGAATATATTATTACGCATCCATTCCTCATGGAAATTGTCGACGACTCAGATCAAGGTTCTGGTGTTCGTATGGATTATTTGTTAGCATTTTCGAAAGATAACTGTGTACATATAAAGAAAAATGTTGTATTGTATAACTATAATCCTTCAGATAGGATGGAAGAGTATTATGGTCGACTCGTCGAATTCACGGCTAAACGTGACAATGATGTCATTCTAAAGCAAACCCTCGAGAGTATGGATGAGATGGATAGTAGATTGAAATCTCTTCTAACACGAAGACTCGTAGGGAAAAGTACAGTAAATTGAGAAAGTCTAAATGATGATTAAAAAGAAACCGACTACCCACTATATCGACAACAAGTTGTTTTATACCGAGATGGTCAAGTTTTGGAACTCGTGTCAAGAAGCCAAGAAGAACGGCGATCCTCGGCCTCCGATTCCAGAATATGTGGGTAAGTGCATCATGCTGATCGCACAGCGGTTGTCAACACGACCTAACTTTATCGGATACTCGTATCGAGAAGAAATGGTCGGTGATGGTATTGAAAACTGTCTGACTTACATTCATAATTTTAACCCAGAAAAATCTACCAATCCATTTGCGTACTTTACACAGATCATTTACTATGCATTCCTACGTAGAATTCAGAAAGAAAAGAAGCACACATACATCAAGCACAAAGCTTTTGAGAATAGCATGATCATGAACACTCTCGTAGATATGGCTCCTGAAGATCGAGCACATTACAGTGCAGCCTTTATCAATGTATCAGAAAAGCTTGGCGAATTAGTAGAGAAGTTTGAAGCAAAGAAACCACCAAAGCCCGTAGAAAAGAAGGGCGTAGAGAAGTTTATCGAGGACGAAGAAGATGAAGGATAATATTCCAACACTCATTGAGCAAATCAGAGAAAATATGTTGAATGAAAAAACACCTGAACACATTCGGTATAATTACATGATTTCAATGGAAGCCATTCGTGACTATGCAGACAAAGCATTACGTGAATATCAAAGTAACAAGAAGAAGATCTTTAAATGAAAATTGCTTTAATTACTGACACCCATTGGGGTGCTCGTGGAGATTCTGCGGCTTTCGCAGAGTATTTTAATAGGTTTTATTATGACTACTTTTTCCCGTATCTTGCTGAACATGGTATTAATCGTATATTTCATCTTGGGGATATTGTTGATAGGCGTAAGTATATCAATTTTGTCACCGCCAGACATCTACGAAGATTCGTCGAGCACTGTGACAGTTCCGGAATACGTCTAGACGTCATCATTGGTAACCATGATACTTCGTTCAAGAACACGAACGAGGTCAACTCTATGAGGGAGCTCTTCGAGCATTCAACTTATGATATCCACTATTATTCTGATCCTACTGCTGTTGACATTGATGGCACCGAAATCGCAGTCCTCCCATGGATCTGCTCAGGCAACTATGAAGAGTCAATGCAATTCATCAACAACACTCAGTCGCAGATCCTTTTTGGGCATCTCGAACTCGCAGGGTTCGAAATGTATAAAGGAGCAGTAAATGATCATGGATTTAGCGCTAGCCTTTTTGATAAGTTTGATGTCGTGTGCAGTGGCCATTTCCATCATAAATCCACGCGGGGTAATATCAATTATCTCGGCGCACCCTACGAAATGTCTTGGTCTGATTACGATGATCCAAGGGGCTTTCATATATTTGACACGGACACTCGTGAGCTGACATTCGTACAAAACCCGTACAAGATGTTTCAGAAGTGGTTCTATGATGATGCCAAATGGCCTAACTTCGATTGGATCAATGGCTTCGACTTCGATGCTGTCAAAGGTAACTACGTCAAGGTCATTGTGAAGAACAAGAACAACCCGTTCTGGTTCGATACATATATCGATAGGTTAGAAAAGGCGGGTGCTCTTGATATTCAGGTGGTCGAAGACAATCTCAATCTTCAACTGGAAGATGACAGCGACATTGTCAATGAAGCGGAAGACACGCTCACAATCCTCACCAAAGTAGTCGACCAATGGGATACTCCAGTGGATAAAAAAAGATTGTACAATTTCTTAACAACGTTGTATGGTGAAGCTTTAAGTGTGGAGTAATCATGATTTATTTTAGTAAACTCCGTTGGCAGAATCTTCTGTCGACTGGAAATCAAATGACTGAGATCCAATTGGATCGTAGTAAGTCTACACTCATTCTCGGTGAAAATGGCGCAGGCAAGTCTACGATCTTGGATGCGCTGTCTTATGTCTTGTATGGTAAAGCTTTCCGTAACATCAACAAGCCGCAACTTGTCAATTCGATGACAAATAAGAACCTTTTAGTCGAATGTGAGTTCCTGGTAGGAAAAAACGCGTTTCTTGTAAAAAGAGGTATGCGACCTAACCTGTTCGAGATCTATCAAAATGGTGTACTATTAAATCAAAATAGTTCAAATAAAGATTATCAAGATCACTTCGAGAAGCAGATATTGAAATTAAGTTTCAAATCTTTCAGCCAGATCGTAGTATTGGGCTCTGCAAACTATTTGCCCTTTATGCAGCTCCCAGCTCATGGGCGAAGAGAAGTCATCGAAGATCTTCTGGATATACAAATCTTCAGCACGATGAATACACTTCTCAAAGAAAAGATCATCGAGAATCGTAATGAACTCCATGAGTCTGATCATAAGATCAATCTCGTCGAGAACAAGATCGAGCTGGCAGAGAAGCATATCGTATCTCTTCGTACGAACAATGACGAGCTGATCAAAGCCAAGCAAGGTATGATCGACGAGCTCGAAGATCGTGTAGCAGAAACTGAAGCTACTATTCAAGTCGTGGCTGATAACATCTTGTCTTTGAGCGTAGAGATCGAGGATCATGACAAGGTATCCAAGCGTAAGCTGAAGCTACGTCAGATGGAGACCGATCTCGAAACCAAGATTCGTAAATTTAAGAAAGAAATCTCGTTCTTCCACGACCATGATAACTGCCCGACATGCCGCCAAGGTATCGATCATGATTTCAAAGAAGAATGGATTAGCAATCGTACGAACAAGACGAGTGAGATCGAAGGTGCAATGGCCGAGATCGAGAAGCAGATGGAAAACATCGAGACTCGATTGAGCGAGATCGCTGTTATCAATACACAGATCACTTCTTACAATACACAGATCACTGGCCATAATGCAGACATTCGTTCGTGGCAAAACTCGATCAAGACTCTGAACGCAGAGATCGAATCGATCAAGAATAATACACTTGCTATTGATACAAGCACTGATGATGTCGATGCATTCAAGAACGATCTCAAGAATATCAAAGCTCGTAAAGAAGAACTAACACACCATCGTTCAGTTCTTGAAGTTGCTGGCGTTCTACTCAAAGATACGGGCATCAAGACAAAAATCATCAAGCAGTATGTTCCAGTCATGAACAAACTGATCAACAAGTATCTCGCAGCCATGGACTTCTTTGTCCAGTTCGAATTGGACGAAAACTTTAATGAAACTATTAAGTCGCGTCACAGAGACGATTTCAGCTATGCCTCTTTCTCCGAGGGAGAAAAGATGCGCATTGATCTTAGCCTTATGTTTACCTGGCGGGCTATTGCTAAGCTCCGCAATTCTGCTTCGACCAACCTTCTCCTCATGGATGAAGTCTTCGACTCGTCGCTCGACGTCGGAGGAACAGAAGAATTCATGAAGATCCTCGATGGCCTTACACAAGATACAAACACGTTTGTGATTAGCCATAAAGGTGATCAGCTCTATGATAAGTTCCATAGCGTAATCAAGTTCGAGAAGCACAAGAACTTTAGTAGGATCGCGGCATGAACCAGTGGGTTGAAGAGAAAGACGGCAAACAATACTGGTATCAACAGTACTCAAAAGCCGAGATGGAACTGCTGAAAAAGTATCATGTAGCCATCAGTAGAATGACAAAACTCAATTTTGATAGGATTATAAAATGATCAAAGAAATCTTATTACATACAGATCCTATTCTGAAGGAAGAGATGCCGAAGTTTGACTTCGATGATCCGATCGTCAATCCTGTAGAACTCTACAACGATCTTGCCGAGACGATGATCGATGCTGAAGGCATGGGACTCTCGGCCAATCAGATTGGTGTACGTACTCGTATGTTCGTGATGAGAGCAGAGAACGTGATCGGTGTTATCAATCCAAAGATCATCGACGTATCATCAGAGATGGTAACACTCGAAGAAGGATGCTTGTCGTATCCTAATCTCTTCGTCAAGATCAAGCGACCGAAGTTTATCAAGGTTCGCTTCACGCATCCTGATGGTACGACTGAAACGAAGAAGTTTGACGGTATCACTGCTCGTGTATTCCAACATGAGCTCGACCACTTGAATGGAATCCAGCATACCAAGCGAGCGAATACATATCATATGGAACAAGCTAAAAAGCTGGCAGCAAAAATAAACAGAAAAAACGGTGTACTTAAACCGAAAAATGAGTTATCTTTAGAAGTACAACAAATGATGGATTGGTTAAAAGCATGAGTGAAGATTGGGTAAGAGATATTAATGGTATGCATCGTTATTACGGTGTCAATGAAAAGGTTCAGGACTTTGATGCTGA